AATTACTAGGTATCTATAATCATTATATTAATGATACTGAAAATAGTACTTCAAATTATCATAATTTTGATGGATCAGTTCGACCAAATAAAAGTATGGGTTATATATCAACAGTAGACGATGCTCGTAAGAAACTAGAAGAACTACTTAAGATTAATAAGTCTAAAGAAGTATAAGATCCCTTCCAACCCTTACAAAGGTATTCTACATAGATTTTCTATACTTGTCAAGTTTTGAAAATATGATATAATAGTAACAGGAAAAAACGAAACAGATGCCTAGAAAGAAAACTGAACATTATGTTAACAATAAAGAGTTATTGGAGGCTATGATCGTTTATAGATCAAAAGTATTAAAAGCTAGAAAGAAATATATTAAAAAACATGGTGAAGATCCCCCTAAATCAGGTCCGTGGGACGGTAAACCATTAGTTCCAAATTATCTTGGAGAGTGTTTTTTAAAGATTGCAACTCATTTATCTTATAAACCAAATTTTGTCAATTATATGTTTCGGGAGGATATGATATCAGATGGAATCGAAAATTGCGTTCAATATATACATAATTTTGATCCTGAGAAATCCCGTAATCCTTTTGCATACTTTACGCAGATTATACATTATGCATTTCTCAGAAGAATACAAAAAGAGAAAAAACAATTAGATATTAAAACAAAGATTATTGAAAAGACTGGATTTGATGAAGTTATGATGGTTGATGACACAGCATTATCTGGTGCTGCTTCTGAATATAATACAATTAAAGATAATATACAGTATCGCAATAATAACCGATGAAGGTTGCTATTATAACCGATACCCATTATGGGGCTAGGAAGGGTTCTAAGCATCTTCATGATTATTTTGAGATGTTTTATCGTGATGTGTTTTTTCCGTCCTTGGAGGAGCATGGGATAGACACTGTTATCCATATGGGTGATATATTTGATAGTCGTAAGGCAATAGATCTTCAAAGTCTTGAGTGGGCTAAGAGAGTTGTATTAGAACCTCTTAAAAAATATAAGGTTTATCTTACTATAGGTAATCATGATTGTTATTATAAGAATACCAATAATGTTAATTCTCCAGAACTTTTATTGAGGAATTATCCCAATATAAAAATCTATACTAAGGCAACTGAAGTTAAGTTTGATAAATTAAAGGTATTATTTCTTCCTTGGATTAATAGTGAAAACTATGATGAGACAAAAGATTTAATCAATAAAACCAAAGCAAAGGTTGCTATGGGTCATCTTGAAGTTAATGGATTCAAGGCTACTCGTGGACATCTGATGGAAAATGGTATGGATGCCAAAGTCTTTGATAAATTTGAAAAAGTTTATTCTGGTCATTTCCATACTCGCTCTAATGATGGTAAGATATTCTATTTGGGAAATCCATATGAGATGTTCTGGAATGATGTAAATGATCCAAGAGGGTTTCATATTTTTGATACAGAAACTTTAGAGCAGACACCAGTTAATAATCCATATAAATTATTCTATAACATATATTATGAGGATACTAATCCTACATTGTTTAATGCTACCCCCTATATTAATAAAATTGTAAAGGTTATTGTTCGTCAAAAATCTAATCCAAAAGAATTTGAAAAGTTTATTGATAAACTTTATTCTGTGGGTGTACAAGATTTGAAGATAATTGAAAATTTTGATATCCAAGAAAGTGAAGATTTTGAAATAGATGAAGATGAAAATACATTATCAATATTGAATCGATATATTGATGAATCTGAGTTTGATTTGGATAAGAATATTATTAAAGATATTTTTAGAGATTTATATCAGAAGGCTTGCGAGGTAGAGTAAAGTGTTTCTTCTCACATTAAAAGATAAAAAGGATGAAGGTGCTTATGCTGTTCAAGATAGTTATGGTGATAAAGTCTTATTTCTCTTTCAAGAAGAAGATGATGCCGTAAGGTATGCTATGATGCTTGAAGACTCCGAACAAGAACATCCTCATAAACAAATGGATGTAGTTGAAGTTGATGATGCTATGGCAATAAAAACTTGTAAGATGCATAATTACAAGTACAGTATAATTACCTCTGATGATTTTGTGATTCCCCCTAAAAATGATAACATTCAAGAAAATTAAATATAGGAATTTTTTAAGTACTGGACAACAGTGGACTGAAATAGATTTCCAACAACATAATACTAATCTGATTATAGGGACAAATGGTGCTGGAAAATCCACCATGTTGGATGCACTTACATTTGCTTTGTTTAATAAACCATTTCGTAAAATTAATAAGGGTCAGTTAATCAATACGGTTAATGAAAGGGATTGTGTGGTTGAAATAGAATTTTCTGTTAATAGTAGAGATTATTTGGTCAGAAGGGGTATAAAACCAAATATATTTGATATTGAGGTAAATGGTAATCCACTTCATAAGCAAGCTGATGATCGTACTAATCAAAAGATTTTGGAAGATAATATCCTTAAGGTAAACTATAAATCATTCACACAAATCGTTATATTAGGAAGTAGTACATTTGTTCCTTTTATGCAGTTGACAGGTTCTAATCGTAGAGAAGTTATTGAAGATCTTTTAGACATTAGAATATTCTCTGCAATGAATAATCTTATTAGAGAGAATATTCGTCTTCAGAAAGATAAAATAAAATCTCTTGATCTTAAGAAAGATAATCTTAAAGATAAAATTTCTATGCAAGAAAATTTTATTAAAGAGTTGGAATATCAAGGAAAATCGAATATTAAAGCAGGTAAAGATAAGATTAAAGTATTGGGTGTAGAAAATGATACTCATATAGAAAAGAATGGACTTATAGAAGCAGATATTTCCGACCTTATTAAACAGCAAGAAGAAGTTACTGGAGCTACTGAAAAGTTAAAGAAACTAAACAATCATAAGGGTAAAATTACTCAAAAAGTAGCAACAATTACTAAAGAACATAAGTTTTTCACAGGTAATACGGTGTGTCCTACCTGTAGTCAGAATATAGAAGAAGAGTTTCGTGTAAATAGAATTGCCGACGTTCAAAATAAAGCAAAGGAGCTCAAGAAGGATTATCAAGATCTGGAAGAGACTATAAAGTTAGAATCGGAGAGAGAACGTCACTTTATCCAACTATCAAAGGAGATTTCTAAACTCAACAATGACATTTCTCAAAACAATACTAGAATCAATGTCAACCAAAAGCAAATCAGAGACCTTGAAGATGAAGTTCAAACTATTACCGAACAACTTAAAAACAGAAATACTGAGCATGAGAAGTTAGCAGAGTTTAAAGAAAATCTCCAACAAACAATAGAAAATTTAGCTGAAAGAAAAGAAGATATTAATCATTATGATTTTGCTTATTCTTTATTGAAGGATGATGGAGTAAAAACAAAAATAATAAAAAAGTATATTCCATTAATAAATAGGCAGGTAAATAGGTATTTGCAGTTGATGGATTTTTACATCAACTTCACATTGGATGAAGAGTTTAATGAAACGGTGAAATCACCTATTCATGAAGATTTTTCATATGCTTCATTTAGTGAAGGTGAGAAGATGAGGATTGACTTAGCATTACTCTTCACATGGAGAGAAGTTGCTAGGGTTAAGAACTCTGTGAATACTAATCTTCTTATCATGGATGAAGTGTTTGATAGTTCCCTTGATGGTTTTGGAACAGAAGAGTTCCTTAAAATTATTAGGTTTGTTATTAAGGACGCTAATATTTTTGTAATTTCTCATAAGTCTGACTTGCATGACAAGTTTGACAACGTGGTAAAATTTGATAAAATAAAAGGATTCTCCCGTATGGTGTCATGAACACTCCAAACTGGCAGCATCACTCTAAGAAGGATGCCAAACGAAAACTTAAACCACAGGCACTGCGTTCTGCAAGAGAGAGACGCAGACAGTTGATAAACCGTCTACAGAACCCGTCTTCAAGGCGGGTTTCGTCGTATAATACGTTCATAAGCAAAAACACAGATGACCGTCAAGCACGAAATCAAATCACAACTTGCTAAACTTTTAGCAACAGAAGACTTGATAGTTGAGCATAAGAATGTAGATACGGCTCAGTTTAATGTTCACACACGTGTGTTAATTCTTCCTAAGTGGGATAAAGCAAGTAACAATGTATATGATTCATTGGTGGCACATGAAGTCGGCCATGCCCTTTATACACCCGACAGAGATTGGTATAAAGAAATAAAACTTCCTCCAACCTTTGTGAACATTGTAGAGGATGTAAGAATTGAGAAGTTGATGAAGAGAAGATATGCAGGACTTGCCAAATGTTTCTATAACGGGTATAATGAACTTAATGATGAAGATTTCTTTGATATAGATGGTAAAGATCTTACTGATTTTAATCTTGCTGATAGGGTTAATTTATATTTCAAGGTTGGTGCGTGGAATGATATATCTTTTTCAGATGCTGAAACTTCGATTGTCCGTTTAATTAAAAATGTCGAAACGTTTGATGAAACCTTATCCGCAGCAGAAGCGTTATATAATTTCTGCAAGGAAGAGCTTGAGAACAAGCAGAAAGAGGAAACTGAACTCGGTTCTGGAATGGATATTGAAGGGGGCGGGAATAGCCCTGATGATAATGGTGACGATAGTGATTTTGCCGTTTCTGAGTCTGATGGTGATGCTCCTATGGAAGGTGGGAGTAGTGGCGATGTTGATAATTCTGGGATGGATGCTGGTGGTTCTTCTATAGAACCAGAACCAGAAGTTGAAACTGCTGCTTCTTTAGAAGAAGCACTTAAAGATCTTACTAATACTCAAAATAATCTTGAGAGTGTTTATGTAGAGTTGCCAAAATTAAATTTAAAAAGAATTATTATTGATAATAAAGTAATACACAATAATTTGAATTTATCTTGGGATCAGCAACAAGAAGAATGGAAAAAAATGTTGGAAGAAAGAAATTATTTTACTAATGATATTTTTGAAGAAGTTGATCAAGAGTTTATAAAGTTTAAAAGAAATGCTCAGAAAGAAGTTAATTATCTTGTAAAAGAGTTTGAGTGTAAGAAAGCTGCA